TGAATTGCCGTTATCGTTCCGTAGACCGGAATATCGTCTTGAATGCCGTAAGGGTGCACGCCTGTGACCACCGCGGCGGCAGTATGCAATGTGATCTCTGTAATGACGGGTGTTGGTTCACTGGTAAATTCATCGTCAGGTACCAGGGTTTTGTTAACGATCACACCGGGCTGCTTACCGATTGGGTACAGTTCTCGAAGAGCAGACACATCTGCAGCGCCGATACTAAGGATACCCATAGGCAATTCATCGTGCGTTAGCGTCACCGCGTAGTCGCCGGGCGCAAGCGCGGTCGTTGCCGCGAGGTTGGTGTCTAGCATTCTTACGAGGTTTGCACCTACTTCGTAAGAGGCGAATCCCGATGAAACGCGTCTTCCACCGTACAGAACGCGCGTCTCTTCGCAGTACGTAACTTGCATGTCACAAAAGTAAAAAAATGCGGTGTTTCCGCTTGTCATGCCGTTAAAGAACGTCAACATCATTCGTGATGCGGCGGGCTCGGTAGCCATAAAACGACGCAGCTCTTGAAACCGCCATGGGTAGATGTCGTACATGGGGTACAGGTTTTGCGTAGCATTCCAAAATGGATTCAGCGAAGACATGGAAAATGATGAGATTTTATTGTGATCGCCGAGAGGCGTAGCTTCCAGATCAAATTGGAGGTAAAAACCTTGATTCGCGATGTCCTTGGCAAAGCCCACGTTGACAGAAATGTCTTCCGCATCTTCCGGATCAAACACAGCCCACGAGTAACGGAAGGACACATCTAGGATGCGCTTTCCCATTAGCTGCTGCGAGTAAGCGTCAACGTTGAAGCTAATTCCTATAAAGGTGTTGTTGTCACTTGGAGATGTAAATCGCAGTGAAACATCATCAGATGGATTCAGAAGTGCAGCGACGACCGCAGTAGTGACTGCTTGTCCGCCAGTGACCCAAATCGCTGATGCGGGAATATTGACTACCTTTACCGGACCAGAAAGCTCTTCATTTCCGGCAGCGTAGACAGATACCAGCTCACTAACATGATTAACCCGAGATTCGGGAACTTCAGCGACGTAAAAAGCACCGGTAACGGGTGTTACCGAATGATCTATATGGAACGTGTACCCCTGTTCCGTTATCTTGTCGGGTTTGTAGTTTGCCTGCCGAATCGGCACCCACTCTTCCCCGATGATGTAGGGCGCATGCGGGTTGTAGTTTCCCATGTCAGATCGCCCTCACTGCCGCGCGAGTGTTTCTCCTGCTGATCAAGTTTACGATGCCTTCGCCCACAGCCGTACCGACCTGCCGCGCCTCTTCCATAGTTGGCACTACACCAGAGAAGTTGACGCTTACAGAGCCTGGCCCAAACGTGATCGTCGGTCCACCGCCAAGCAGGCCTTCAAGCTTGGACAACGGCGCGACAACTTCATCCTCGCTGCCCTCACCGATGTTGGCGAGGATTCCGCCAGGGCGCTTGTGCACCAGCGCGCCCTCTGCCAGCCGCGGGATACGGCCGAGGTCACCCGGCAAGACATTGTCCACCATCGCGATCCCTGAGTTGATCTTGTCAATCGCCTTGTTCAGGAATCCCTTTACGGAATTGACGATGTCGCCTGCGATGTCGCCGATGAAGCTACCCACAGATCGGAAGCCATTCATGAACGACTCGATCAAATTGTGGCCAGCGCTGCTGAAATTCGGGATAAGGCCCTTGATTCGATCAGGCACAGAAGTAATGAAGGCCATGATTTCGTTGAAGCCGTTGACCACGAAGTCTTTTGCGGCTGTCATAGCGTCACTGAAGATACCCACGACGATAGGGCCGATGCTCACTAGCGCGTTGTAAATCTGTTGCGGAAGATTCTCGATAGCGGCGATGATTTGTTTTGGCAGCTCAAACACCATAAACAAGATCAATCCAATGCCGATACCAAGCACCTGAAGCGCACGATCGATCATTGATTGCAGGAACCCAGCTACCATTTCCGGAATACTGCCAATGAATTCTGTGACGATATCGGGAATTTTGCCGAGCCAGTTGCCAATTATGACCACCAACGCGACGAACCCTTTACCGACCTTGTCAAGAAAGCCAATTGACGTCAAAAAGATTCGCCAAAAGGTTTCAAGTATCTGAAGAACGGCAAATAGTGTACTCCCCAATATTTTAACCGATATTACCAACGCCTTGATTGCATCCTGTCCTTCTGCTGTTTTCAGGAAAGCATCCAATTTCAGGATAAGATCAGTCAGCGTCTTGATGAAATCATGCCCTGATTCTTCAGTCCCCGCAAATAGTGTGCCAAGTACAGCACCCAGCGCCTTGGTCAAATCGATCAGTTCTTTTACAGTCGTGATCGCGTCTTCGATGAACTCATCAAAATCGCCTGCCTCGATCGATTTGTTCACGAACGCGCTGAAAGCGTCCAGCGCTTTTCCGAACGCTACAGCGATGCGCTCGACAAAAGGTAACGCTTCATGCACGGTGCTGAGCAGCATATCTGCGAACATCACGAACGATGGAGTCAATTTTTCGATAATGCGCCCAGTGGTCGCGAAGATCTCACGAAACACCTGCATAGAATTTGCCTTGGTCAGCAGGTCAGCGAAGCTGGACACCAGCTTTCCCATTGCCGAAGCAACTGTGACGAACCCCTTCTCCATAAGAGGGAAAAGAGTTCTAACGACATTGGTGAAGTCACCACGAATTTGGGAGAAGAACGCTTCCTGAACCACACGCTGAAAAGACTTCAGCATAGGCATTAAAGCCCCTACCTCCCGCGCAACAGAAGCGGCAGAGGGAGAGAGCCTTTTCATGGCTTCATTGATCTTATCTATGTCGCCGCTAGCCAGCGCGCTTACTGCTTCCCCAAACCCCTGAAAAGCCACCACAACTGGCAAAATTGCGGCCAGCAATACGCTCAGACCCGCAGGCAGCAGCCCTACCAGGCCGATAAGCTGGCTCAGAGCGGCGGCAAGCGCGATAATAGGCGGAATCAGGACAACGATAAGAGCGGCCATCGGATTTGATCCGATAGCACCACCAACGCCCGATACCAGCTGAATCATGGCGCGGCCAAGGTCAGACAACGTCGACCCAGCCTTTTGGAGGCCATCGGCCAGCGGCTCTAGAAATCGATTACGAATTCGCTTGAAAGACCGATCGGAACTGTCACTAGTCCGGCTGAAGTGCCGATCGATATCATTAAATGCGTCGTCGAAGTCCCCAAGCACATCGCCGAGCGAATTTTCTACGATGTCATCCAGCTCTTTGAAGTGCCGTTCTGCGCTGTCCTCCATATCCTGCATGTGCTTGTCGATTTTTTTGAAAGTCTGATCAAATTCTTTATCGATATTCTTGAGGTCTTTCTCAGCCTCTTTATCGATCTTTTTCATTGCTCTGTCGATATCACGCTGCAGCTTTTCCAGCGATTTATCAACGGGCACGATGTCCACATACGCAGTGTCGATCGGATGCGTCACGGTGCCCTCCTTCGTGTCGGCATCACCCGCGCCATCGTCTCGATGTCGTCAAAGGTGACGTCTTGGAACCAGTCTGGCCTTGGGACTCCGCGAGGTGAGCGTTCTTGCACCCACGTGCCCATATGGCCGATCAATTCCGTGTTTAGTCTGGTCCGCTCCTTTTGATGTTCCTCGCTGACGCCCCCGACGATGAAGACTTCAACGATCCAGAAGTTGACCAGATCAAAAAATCGTGGAAGTGCTAGGGAAAGGGGATCGACTCCGGAAGCAGCGCACCATCCGGAGAACCGGTGCCAGCGTTGTCTGTGCTCGATGAAGTCGAGGAGTCGGACAACGCTTCCGTAGGGCGGACCGTGTACTGCTCGATCAGCCACTGGAAGATCTCGGTCAGCTGGCCCAGGTCAATCGGCTCTTCTCGGTCCCGGTCCAGCACAGCGTCCATGAACCGAGTGTGAGACTCAGGCAAAAGCAGCAGCTCAAGAGCTGCAGATATCTTCGCTAGCACGTTATCCGCGGTGACGTCCTCCCCCTCGGCACGCGCGCTCTTGAACTTCAGCATTGCCTGCTGAAGATCGGCAGCACCCAGCGCCTTACGGCAATTGAATCTTTCCTCTTCAATGGTGAAGAAGATTTCACGGCGCTTTCGGGAGAAATCTCTGAAGATGGCGGTTTCTGACATGGGCTAACTTTACGACAGAGTTAACTCTCACCAGCACGAACAGTTTCAGTTCCGGAAAGCGGGTAATGCTGCAGCTAGGAAGGGGTTGGGCTTCATACCCTTAGTGCTCTTTACTACGACGTATCCGCGGAATCGCCCAGACTTTTGGCCGTGCAGCTGAGAGCGCCAGACCAGCGCCTTTGCCCGCTTAGGACGGATAAGCATGTGTTTTGGGCCGTAAAGACCGGTGCCATTATGCACAAAAAGGGCGTAATAAACGTTAGTGCCGATACGAACGCTCAGCCCTTCGGCTCGTGACACCAGCTTATGGTTGATACTGGAGCGTAGATGTCCCGTGTCCACGCGCTTGGGACCGCTCCCACCAATGCCGGAAACGTTCCTCTTCGCCCGTGACTCAACACGCGCGCCACGCTTCATCAGATCTTTGGCAACTGCCCCTTGCGGGCTATGAAACATGGCTTGCAGCACGGTCGGGTCATAGACGTGCTTGAAGGAAGATGACACATCACACCTCCCTAGACCAGTGAAAACCAATACTGCATCACAACAGCCATGCAGTTACCCTCTGGCCCGCTCTTGTCCGTCCGGCCCACGCGGAAGTCCGTAATCCGGCGCTCGGCCTTGTAATCCATTAGGCAGCACTCTACGGCCGTACGCAGGACAAAAGCATCCGCCTCGGCGCGAAGAGCATCTTGCAGTAGGTCAGCTACAGTTGGGATTTGCGGACGGATTCCACCCTTGAGGCCAGAGACGCAACGCGCGATAGATGCCAGCACTTGGTAGGCTAGCGGCGGATCGTTGCACCCCGCACCTCGGAGCGTCTGCTGGCTGGTGTCCTGCGGGAAGCTCTCTGACGGATAATCAGACTGCAGGCTCTGCGCGAACTGGCCACAATCGCAGCCATCCCAAGCGATTTCGCCAGGTGTCATGAGCACGATTCGCTGAGGAAGCGGGCCAGTCTCCGGCGTGGTACTCAGCTCGGTCACCACACACATGCCCACGCCCGTCACGATGGCCGCTGCGGTCCAAACTCCTATCATGTGCCCACCGCCCTATAGCTGGGCGCGTCGAGGTCATAGACGGCCGCTCGGGCGGTCAAGTGCTCTGGATTGGACGCCTGGATGAACATCGCGCACATGGGCAAGTTGATGATGCCTTGCTTGATCAACTCGGCTGTATTTTGAATCGTCATGGAGATGCCCTGCCGCGACACGTCAACCACACCGAAGGGCAGTTGGCAGTCATCAGCGCAGGTCAAGTACTTGACAAACTCCAAGCCCAGCTCGCCCACGGCCATCCGGCCGATGACCGGCACGATTTCGCCGTATTCCGCGGTTACAGACCAGGTATTCGGTTCGGTGTCTTCGAGACGAAGATCCTGGCAGTAGGGCCAGGGATCCCCAAGGCTGACCAGCTTGCGGTAATCGTCCACGCGGTAGTCCACACCCGCGGTGAGCACCACTCCGTTGAGCTTCACTTCAGTGATGCTAGCGACTGGACCAGGCAGTTCGGTTTCCGACAAGCTGATACACGAGCAGCTGTCGCCAGGGCAGCTTCCGCACGCCAGGTTGTACCAGGTCCCATTCCACCAGTAAGGCTGCGGATATGATCCGTATTCCCACCAGGACCACCAGGGAAAACTGCCCTGGCACGACTTCCGGCACGGCCGAAGCTTGACGTCGCATAGGCCGAAACGTTGTGCACTAAGCTGATAAAGTATCTCGGAAGCTGCTTGTATCGCCACTCCTGTGACCTCAGCAGCGCCGGTGATTAGCGAGATATTGCAGTTCCAAATGGGATCCCACGGCTCGCATGGGCCAAATTTGTAGAGATGCACGTCTCCCTCCATTTCGATCGAAATCGAGGGATCAAGCGCGGCCCCGATCCCCGCGGCC